ACCCGATGCCGATTTTAGCCCTGCTATGCGTTTTTTATGTGTTGCACCAAACGGGGTAACGTCTTGCGTCTCACATTGCATACTTTCGCTTGATGTATGAGCATAGGCCGCAACTGTCATTGGCAAATATTTGCCTGTTATTGTGACCGTACCACGCCCAGCGTCAACTATTGCAAAAGTTACTTTTCCGTTAAGGTAATTCATGGTGTAAGACTCTGTTGTTGTGCTGCCACCAACCTTAACCGTTACAGGTGTTGCTAAATCAAGAACCTGTTTTGATGCGTCTGTAATTTGATATGATTGATTGTCAATATTAGTTACTGCGGCGTTTGTTAAGGTTAACGCTGCGCCGCTTATTTTAATTTGGCAGTCTTTCCCTGCTCTTTCGCTCATAATAGACCTCCTTTACGAGATCAACGGTAATGCTACTGGCGCAGCGATACAAGAAAAAGCTGCGGTAAATGTTTGCTTTCCTGCTACATCAGACGAAATTTCGTAAGATTCCACGATCGCATTAACCTGTTCTCCTGCAACACTAGGACCGGACGGATAAACGCCAATCATTACGGTATTGCCTGGAATCAATACAGCCTGCCCGTTTGTATCTCCTGAGTAGTAATTGCCGCTGATTGAAAATGATGTATCTTTTAGTCCTGCCATTCTTTTCTTGTAAGTATCACCGAACGCTGTTATTTCTAGCATATCGCAAAGCTTTCCAAAACTGGAATTGTCAACGCCTGTGATATATGACCCTGTTGGTGAGCCTGCGCCGACCATAGGTGTTGATCCTGCCAATACTTTGACTCTGTTTATAAATCCTGCTTGTTCTGCCATTTTTATTCCTCCATTATCTTCTGTAGTAACATCTAAAATTAATTGTCCATTCGTGCCGCAACTTGGTTGAGTCCACGCCTAAATCGTTAATATCGCCTTGCTGCTCGATCATTAGTAGTTTTGCGCTTGTTTTGCCGTGCAGCAAGTCTTTTATCGTGTTGCATAGCGTTTCGCCCGTAGCATATGATGTATTCCTTACTTTAATCATAAAAGTCGGTTCTTCAACGTAAGTTCCGCTAAGAGATCGTGCATATCCTCCGGTGTTATAGATTGCCACGGCGTTATCTACGGTATGATCTGATTTATCTGGCATAGAGCCTAAATAAACATTAGACACGCCCGTCATTAATGCTTTTACATCTGTTAATAAACTCATTTATGGTCTACCGCCTTTCTCACCGCATCGCCTACGCCTTTAATGTATTTTGGTGTATTGTGCTTGAATGGATTTTCTAAGAATTTCGCTTGTCCACCCTTTGGGTGTTTGTATTCCATTTCTTCGTGTTGCCGCATTGCGTAAGGCTCTGTAAATCCAACAGTTCCAACCATGTTTTCAACTTCTGAAAATGCCGAGCCTCTCAAATCTCCTAAATCAACTGGCGCAAGATCTTGTGCTTTGCCTTGCAAGTCTGCCACGATTATTTTGAGTTCGTGTTCTGCGGCTTCTGTGGCTTCTTTCGGCATTGCTTTAAGAAGTTTATTGAGTTGATCAAGCCCTTTTATGTTTACTGTGGTTCTCATGTTAGGTATACCGTATTGTATAGGTTGGAACCGTTAAGCTTAACATTGTCTTCAACTGCTAAAACCAACTGGTTGTCAATTACATCATCTACCAGAACGCTTGACAGCGTAAAAATCTGTGCTGATGATACTACTTGGCGGCCTAGCTTATCAGTTATGACCTTAAATCCGTTTTCCTTGCGGCCTTTGATTGTGGTTGTGGTATATGTCGGCTCTCCGTAGTCGTTTAATGCTCCGGCGTGTTTCCATGTAAGAGATTGATTAAAATACTTTTCCATCATGTTAAACACCCCCTAATCATTTTTACACACACGCTAGGAAAGACAACCCATTTGTACCAAGGCGCCTTGTATTCTCTTAACGCTTTAAATACTATAATTGGAATGCCCCATTTTTTTATATGAATAAAAAAACAAAGCGGTTGTTTTAATTGTGATGCTTTTTCAGGGTATATTTTAATATATTTTGGTAGTCTCATGTTATTTTAAACCCACCCCCTCCGCTGAATACCGCAAGCATAGAACGAGCCTCGGAACTAATCACCGGGTTAACCTTTCCGCTGTATGTTTCGGACAGTTTACCCAACGAGAACGATTTAACGCCTTGTGCCTGTAATTCTGACCTCTCAGAGGCATCTGACGAGCCTTGTGCCAGTTCTAACGCGATCTCACATTGTGCATATTTGACTGCGTTCGGTACGTCTGTTTGCAGAAACCAATCGTCGTTTATAAATCTTACATCTAACTCGCTAACATTATACATTCCGGTATCGGTATAGATGTACCTCGGAAACTCCATTAGCTGAGTAGTTGTTTCTTTGAATCCAACAAACGGTTGTCGGTCTACGATCCTTGCCGCTTTTCTCAGGCATACTTCTTTATTGGCATCTGTTAACGCTGTCCATGCTGTTAATTTTGTGTCCGTTGATAGGTAGTTAGCGGCTAAATACGTGCTGCAATCCGCTATTGAGATATATGTGTCTGTATTTACTGTTAACGCCATGTCAACCAACCTTTCTGCTACATTTTAGCATATCCTCTTACCTGCGCAGTTCCATTCTTATTCCTCCTTTAACTTGGAGATAAGTTTTTCCCTTTTCATAATTCCGAATCCTTTGATGCCGCGATCTTTTGCCATAGCTTTTAATTCTTCGTCAGAAAAATCATCAAAGAAATTTTCGTTTTTCACAAGTTTTATTTCTTCTGCAACCAAAGTATCGCTTTCCGTGGTTTCCTCGGTGTATGGCTCGATTTTAGGCTCTGCGCCATCATGTTTATAGCCTAAGCTAATCAACTTTTCAATAATTTCTGTGTCTTCGGTATCTAGTTCCCCTTTTTCAAACTGGCATAGTGCTTTATCTGCTTGGGGATTCCAAACAATACCCACTCCGTAAAATTTCATTATTTACCTCCTAAAAAGGGGAGATTGCTCTCCCCACAATTATTCTACCATGAAAACAAAAACTTGCTTGCTTCCATCGAATGTGCCGCTTGAAATGTCGACCATTGATTTTTCTTTTGTGCCGCCAGCGTATGAGGTTGGAGCAACTAAAGCCGTGCCAACAACTCCAAGTTTTGGTGTAAGACTTCCTGAAATGTCGTAAGGCAGTCCGAGCCTTGCATCTACTCCAATAACGATTGTATCGTTTCCGCCAGCAATTACCCATCCGGCGCCCGTAATGCTTGTTATGGTCTTGTATGCCTTTGTGGTATAAGCCGCACTGTCCGCAAGCGGTGTTACTGATTCGCTGATAGTATATCCGTCGTAGTCAGTGCCTACAAATGTAAGCGTTCCAAGCGTATCGGTTCCCGTTGCTACTGTTGAATGGGTTACTGATAATCTTCGGCATACATCAGGCTGATGCGCAATCGTATAAGTTCCAACTTTCATGTTTGCGGATTCTACAATGTAATTTGTATCAGCCGCAATCGGTGTGCCGAGTGAAATCAATCTACCGACTTTATCTAAATGATCGTCGGCCCATTTCTTTATTTCGGGGTTTCTGAATCTTTCTGTATTTAGTGACATATCTCTTCTCCTTTATAGTAGGGAGGCCGAAGCCCCCCATTCGTTCCTATAACTTACTATGCCGTAGCTAATCCTGTAACAGTTCCGTGAGCGAACGTTGGCCCGTAATTCAAGCCGATCTGTCCGAAAATCTGTCCGTTTTCTGCTGCGCCTGTCTTTGCAAGATCCTCATAGAAAAGGTTTCCTTTTCCTGGTACTGGCTGGAATACTGGTGAGCAATACGCAACATCAGCAAGCAGCAAAGTAGCGGCTGGCATCATTCTGTGCGGCTGTGCTACTGCAATATTACCGTAGTCAGTCTCAATCTGCTTTACATTAATGCCGCCAATGTTTCTGTCCTCAGGTGCATACCCGTAAATGCTGGATAATTTCTGCTTCTGGAATCCACCACAGAAAATTACCATGTTTTTGAATGTTGCTCCATTGTCGCCCATCGTTCTGAGAATCTGATCCATCAAAGTTTTGGAAAGTGCTGCTCCTGCTGCTGCAACTGTATTAGATGCAAGGGCCGCTGCTGCGATCATTCCTCTAGTCTGATTAGGTGTATCGGAAGTAGTTGAAATAGCATATGTTCCCTGGAGGAAGTGCCATTCTACTTTTCTTGCAATTGATTCTAGTGCTTTTGCAATCTGAAAGTCTTTTTCGGACGGTACAGGGTTGTTTGAATTGATCGTGTTGATGCCGGACATTCTTCCATAGTTAGACTGCTTCACATAAGAAAGCAGAACCTCTTCTTGGAAAATCTGTACCACGTTCTTGTTCTGATTACGAACGTAGTTGATTGGTGTTACTCCTGCGATTGATTCGTTTTCAGTGATGGTTTCCTGCGCCAAAGTCTCATGATCGTACTCGCTTGCAGTTGGAAACTCAAAGTTTGAAGTCATAACTCCGCCAGTAAGTCCACCAATCATTGAAAGGAAAGGTGTGTTGATCATGTCTGATGTAAAAAGTTCTCCTGTGTAATTGGGTAGGCCCCACAGTGTGCCGGTCGCTTCATTCGCCATTTAATAGTCCTCCTATTTCTTCATTGAAAATATTTTGTTTTTCAACATAATAGCTGTTACCGTGTCGCCTGACTTTACCGCCTTTGCATAGTCTGCCTCTGCTTGTTCAATTTCTGTCACTGTGCTTGCAGGTGGATTGGCTGGGCTGTTCGGTACTCCTGATTTTTTGATTAGTGGAAACTCCACTTCTAAAGCTTCAACTGCTTCTTTGAGGCCTGTCACTTCTCCGTCTTCGGTAATCGTTACCTTAGATTTATCTAGTAACCTCTCAATCAGCTTGCTGTCGTATCCTTCAAGCTGTTTGATCTCGGCTGTCAGTAGGCGTGCATTTGCTTTCGCGATTGCTTCGCTCTGTGCTTTTGTCAAATTTGCCTGGAAGGTGTTAATCTTTGCATCGTCAATCTCTTCATCATCTTTCAATCCGATAAGCGTCTTGACTCTTGCTTCAAGATTCTTCTTTGCGAGTCTGTTCGTTTTAGCCTCTTCTCTTAGCCCTTGGACATATTCATCAGTCCATACCTTTCCTTGCGGTGTAGCCGGTGCTGGTGGGGTTGTCTGCTGTGCTGGGGTTGTTGCGGTATCTACCGTGTTTTCGTCTGCCATGTATCTCCTTCTCCGATTCGTCGGATAGTTTTATGACTGTTTCGGTCAGTTATAATTTTTCTTTGATTGCTTTGTATTTATCGCCATCAGCTTTCTTCATTGAACGAAATCCGCTGAATGTCTTTGGTGTTTCGTTGGGTGCTGCTAGCTTCGCTTGTTCCCACTCGTTCCGGTCGTTTCTGCGTGCCGTTTTTATCGCCTGCTGGCGGTTATATGCTTCGATTGATGCTTTGCTTCTATCATCTACAGTAAACGGCTTATTTGACGCTTTTTTCAGTTCCTCGGCGTTGTCGTCATACTGAGGGAAGTAAGGCACCGCTCTGTGAGTGCAATTCGGGTGAATAGTTGAATATCCACCTTTAAAAGCTTCATCAAGTGGTGGGTAATCTTTGCTTTTGCCCGATATGCTGTAGACTCTGCCCTCATATACCGCGCAAACCGGGCAACTACTGAAATGTTGGGTAATTTTTACTAAGTCATAGCCTAAATCCTCCACTGTTTGAATTGCCGCTTTGTTCGTAGCTTCTGCCGTTGTAGTTCTTGCCACTGTCGAGGCGTAGGCATCAAGGTTTATTTCTCTGCCTCGTTTGTCTCTTATAGCGGTTATCCCTTTATCGGTTAATCGGTTGATCAGGTTTGCTTTGGCTTCTTTTACGGTTGATCCTGTCGCGGTCTTGTTTGCAATCGCTTCTAATCCTGATTTTCTGATATCGTCGTCAATCCTGCGGCCCACAAAATCAGTTGCGTCTTTTAACTGTCCGATTGTGTTATTAACTAGCTTGTTCACAACCTTTTCATTGAGTGCCACTTTACCAACTGCGATATTCTTTGCCCTGAACGCGGCGTATGTTTCCTCTGCGCCTGTTTCGTATGCTTTTGGTATGTTATCATTGGCCCACTTTGCAGAGTATTCATTCAGCAGTTTAAGTTCTTGGTTTATTCCTGCCAAAATGCTTTTACGATACGTTGTCAGGTTGCCTCTCGCTTCTTGCGTTGCTATGATATTAACAAGGTTGATTTGCGCCTCTTCATATCTCTTAATTAACGCTTCAACCTCAGGGCTTAGTTTTGCCATTACTTCACCAACGTTCTTATTTCTTCCTGCCATGCGTTGCAATCCATTTCAAGCTGCTGTTTTGCGGCTTCTGTTTTGCAGTTTTGCAGTTCAGCGGCTCTGTATGCCTCTATGATCGTGTCTACAAAATCAATTATCTCCATTTTATCCCCCTCTTTTCTATTCCCATCCGTAGATAGGCGTTATTTTATGAACTACGGTTCCGCTTGTTCCTACGGTTCCGATATGTCTGGTACAAAGTTGAACAAATTCACCAGGATTCACAAATATCGGAGCATCCCCGAAGTCTACAAACGTTGTATTTTGTGAAATTGCTGTGTTTACTGCTTGCGCTGCGGTTACTTGCTGCGTAAAAGGAAGTACAACCCTTCTCGGTGCTTTTGTTGCTCCTGTTTCCGTTGTTGCAAGCGATACTGCCGTATGCCCAAAAGCTAAGAACCATTCCGCTGTATATGGACCTCCTGCGATTACAGTCTGAACGTATGATGTTAGATACATTCCTCTCAATACAAGCGTTCTACCTGGAAATATTGCGGTTCCTGCGGGTATCTGATAACTCATTACAATACCGTCTGTGTTGACCGCTAATGTTGCAGTTTCCCAAAATGTTCCGCCAAGCCCACTTCCAAGTGACGCCGCTGTTGTTGTAGGTACTGCTGCCGTGATGTTTGCTTCATTTCCTGTAGTGATTGTGCCGATTCTGTGAGTTGTTCCCATTGTTCCGCCGCTAAGCCCTTGATAGGATCCGAACAATCTAAGCCCATTTGTTGATCCGGTTGACATAATTGTCGGGCCGCCTACTCTAACGCCATATCTTGCAAGCTGGAAGCTTAACGCCGCCCCGGCTGCTCCGCCTGTTATTGCATGTCTTACTGAAAACGGTACCGCTGCCGATGCGCAAGGTTGTCCGTTGCCTGTAGGCGTATCAATTTTACCATAAATATTAATAGTTCCGTTATCGTTAATCCAAAACGTTACTCTTCTAGGCGTGATATACAAAATAAACTGATACTTTTTATTATTTGTGTATGTCCAAGTGCTTCCAGTGTAAGATGTTTTGAATACTGAAGTGGTTGTTTCTGTTCCGTTGTAATTGACAACTCCTTGCAGCCCTGCTGATGTTAGTCTGAAATATGCGCCATCTGTAGGTGCGTAAGGATTTGCTGCGCCTCTAATGTATCCTCCGAAATCAATTACTGTGTTTGTTGTCGGCTGATTGTTGAACGATCCCTCAATATCAAAAGACAAAGTTGAGGCCCCAAGGATAGGGAACATTCGGTAACTTCCAAAACTTGTGCCTGTGGTAATTGTTGTGATATTACCGCTGTTGGTAGTCATTGCACCAGTCGCCCATGCGTTCGCCATTGTTGTGTTTGTGTAGTAGTGCTTGCCTGTGTTCTGCGCCGTGTAGCAAAAGTTTTCTTCGTCCACTAACATATCAGATGCGCTGCGGCCTCTGTAATCGTCGTCTACCTCTTGAGATATTAGCGATGGCGTTCCGGTAACATATCCAGCATCATTTTCTTGGAATACTCTAATTCCCCCGACATTTGCAGGGTTTGTTGCTGCATCCGTTTCGGTTACAACTTTCATTTGCTTGCTTGTTGTTACTTCAACGCAATTCCCTGTAAGGTCTCCCTCTACTCTTATACCTGCCATTTTTCCTGGTTTCAAAAAGTCTAATGATGTAAGCATTTTTCACTCTCCTAACTAATTACATACTTTACGCTATAAGTTTTCGTCATTCTGATTTCGCTGTATGCCACTATATCGAATGACACGCCATCAACTATATTTGTGTAGTTCAGTCTTATCGGTGCTATCGTATGCTCAATAGCGTTATGATCTGCTGTACTTCCGTTTAATATTATAGATATAAAGCTATCTGTTTTTACATTTGCGGTTAATATCGTGATAGAAACTAAATTTGTGCCGGGTGCTTCTCCAAAATCAACAGTAGACGTTCCTTTGGTTATTCCTACGTCAGCTAATGTTAATTCTACTTCGCCAGTTTTACCATTAACAGACTCAACCGCTCCGCCTCCGCTGTCTGACCATTCAACATCATAGTCGGTGTTGCTTTTCTTTTTCAGCGATTGGCCTGTGGTTCCGCCAAAAGGAATGTTTCTTGCTCCTCCACCGCCTCCATTGCTGCGCTGAATATATCGGATTCTGCCAACGTTTATAATTTTACCGTTTGTTAGCGTGATTACGAGATCGTCATTTTCAAGTTCCGCGGTTTTTATTCCA